GCTAAGAGGATTGAAAGTGCCTATAAATCAATAGAGCAGTCGTATTTAAGGCAAATTGCACTGGTAGATCAGCTTACTGGTAAAACAAAAGACGCTACGGAAGTTGAAAAGCTACGTTTCGATTTATCATCAGGCCGTTTGGTCGGAATAAACAAAGAGCAGCAAATCAGGCTTGAAGGTTTAGCTACTGAAATTGATAAATATAATTCTTTATCAAAATTCCGTGATTTACAGGAAGAGTTATTATCTCCAGAGGAAAAACTCCTTAAAACCACGAAAGAGCGTTTGAAAGTCCTGCAAGATATTCAGGGGATACCCGGAGTCAGCCAGGATGAAGTAAAAAAAGCCGCCAAAGCTATCACTAAAGATTCTTTTGCCGACATGCCGAAATTTACAGGCATAGATTCTATGTTTGGTGGTCAACTTGGCGAGTTAAGAAAAGTAGACGATGCGCAGAAAGAACAGGAAAAATGGTATCAGAACCAACTTGATTTGCTGGAGCAAAACCGACAAGCACGATCTGATCTAAATGAGGAATGGGATGCCAGAGAACTTGAGTTAAAGAGAAAACACCAGGATGAAATGAACAGGCTCGATGAAGCCCGTAATCAACTGATGTTAAGCAGTGTTGTCGATGGCTTGGGGTCAGTGGTTGAAATGACTCGTACTGCATTTGGCGAACAATCAGACATATATAAAGCTGCCTTTGCCGTACAGAAAGCAGCAGCTATAGCCCAGTCAATTATTGCTATTCAACAAGGGATAGCGATGGCTGCTGCCAATCCATTTCCGTACAACCTCGGGGCGATGGCGAGCGTGGCCGCTTCTACAGCAGGTATTGTGTCGAACATTGCCGCCGTGGGTATGGCTCACGATGGGATAGATGCAGTTCCTGAAACAGGCACCTGGTTGCTTCAAAAAGGAGAGCGGGTGACCACTGCAGCGACCAGCGCAAAACTGGATGCCACGCTGGATAGAGTCGCTACACAGTCAACCGGTGGTGGAACTATTTATTCTCCCACGATCACTATCCCCATCAATGGTAACCCCTCAGATGCAACTTTGGCGCTTGTTCGTAAAGCTGCAGATGAGGGGGCTGAAAAGGGGTACCGGAAGGCGGTTAACTCCGTAGCAAGCGGTCAGGGTGATTTGCATAAGGCTCTGATGGGCAAAACTAACTCGGGGAGGAAAATAAGCTGATGGCTATCACCACAACGCTTTATTACCCCTCCGCTTACCTGCCTGGACCGCTTAAAGAGAGTTTTGGTTTAACTCCTGTATCTCCTCTGAAACGGACTCAGATGGTAACTGGCCGGGCACGGCAGCGGCGTGCCTACACCTCGACACCAACCCAAACAGATCTGGCCTGGATTTTTTCTGACGCCCAGGCGCAGGCTTTTGAGGCGTGGTTTCGGGATGAGTTATCAGATGGGGCGGCGTGGTTCAACATACCGTTATTAACGCCTGTAGGGCTGAAAAATTACGTGTGTCGTTTCACGGATATTTATAAAGGCCCGACGCCAGAAGGCGGATTTTACTGGAGATATACCGCGCCAGTTGAACTCTGGGAGCGTCCATTGCCGCCACCTGGATGGGGGCATTACCCGGAATGGATCGTCGGCAGCTCACTGCTGGATATTGCGCTGAATAAGGAGTGGCCAAAGCATGACGCAGATTAAACGCCTCTACGCCAGCAGCGGCCCGGAGGTGATCATTGAAACGCTGCAGATCACCATTGGTTCTGACGTCCATTATCTGTGCCAGGGCTACGAGGATATTACGGCAACGACGGAGAACGGCGAAACCGTAACGTTTACCGCCTGTGCGATAGACATTGCGCTGCCGGCGCGCAATGCGGACGGCACGCAGGACCTCAAATTTGCCCTGTGCAATATCGACGGCGTTGTGTCCACGGCAATCCGCAATGCGCTGGTGAACCGCCTTTCGGCATCGCTAACGTACCGGAGTTATATCTCCACTGATTTAGCAGCGCCTGCGGCAGTGCCGTATACGCTGAAAATCAAGTCGGGCTCCTGGACGGCGACAGAGGTTCAGATCACTGCGGGTTACATGAACATCCTCGATACCGCCTGGCCGCGTTACCGCTACACGCTCCCTGTATTCCCCGGACTGCGTTATATCAGCTAAGGAATCCCAATGTTCAACCCTGATAAATACCGTTCTGTTAAATGGCAGAAGGGCGGTAGAGCCTACCCGCTACTTGACTGCTTCGGCATTGTGAACGAGATACGCAGCGATTTGGGCTTGCCTCTCTGGCCTGATTTTGCCGGGGTCACGAAAGACGACGGTGGCCTCGACCGGGAAGCGCGCCGGATGATGCTTACCCTGGAGCGCTGCGAACCCTGCGAAGGAGCTGGCGTGGCCTGCTATTCCGGGTCAACCGTCACACATGTCGGGATCGTCGTCAACATCGATGGTCTGTTGCATGTGGCGGAATGCAATCCGGGAACGAACGTCACCTTTCTGCCGTTGCCGCGGTTTAAGCGCCGTTTTGTCAAAGTGGAGTTCTGGCAATGACCATTCGTTTTTACCCGTCCCGGCTTCCCGGTGAACCACTTGAAACGCATGAGCATGGTGTAACCAGTATTCGCAGCTGGCTGGTGGCAAATGTTGAAGGCTACGAGGATCGGGATGTCCCACCGCTGACCGTTGAGGTTGAGGGGCTGTCAATTCTGCCAGGCGAGTGGGCCACCTGCGTGATCCGCCCTGATAGTGATGTACGGCTTTATCCGGTTCCCTTCGGGCTGGAAGCCGCGACAATTGCATGGATCGGTGTCGGTATCTCCGTTGCCGCAGCAGCCTATTCGCTGTTTATGATGAGCACCATTGATACGGGCGGCTATACCTCATCCACAGGGCGGAGTCTCGACCTGAACCCGGCGCGGGCCAACACCGCAAAACTCGGTGATGCCATTCGTGAGGTGTTTGGCCGGGTGCGTATCTACCCAGATTATGTGGTGCAGCCGGTTACCCGGTTCGATGCCGCCGATCCTACGAAAATGCGCGTCCAGATGCTGCTATGCCTCGGAGTCGGTGAACTGATTTATACCAATGGCGATATCCGGGTTGGCAGTACGCCAGCTTCAACGCTGCCGGGTTTCAACATCACCCATTACCCGCCAGGCGCGGACGTTTCCGGTGATGAGCGCAGCGAAAACTGGGTCAACTCCACCGAAGTGGGCGGGACGTCATCCGGCACCGGGCTGGATATGGCCCAGACGTCGCCGGACGCAGACGACATTATCGCAGACAGCATGACCGTATCCGGTTCGAGCGTAACGTTTACCGGGCTGGACACGGATGATGATGACGATAATGACGAGAACGATAACGATAACGCACTGCCGCCCAGTTGGGTCGCTGGCGCCGTGGTTGAACTTAAAGCCCCGGCGAACTACCAGATCACCACGGCGGCCGGATACAGCGTTATCGCAAGCCCGCTGCTGACGGAGATCGCGCCGGTGGTTGGAATGCCGGTGACGCTGGGGTTTAACTCTGTCGATTACGATCTGTTTATCGCGTCATATACCCCCGGTCAGGCTGCAGTGCCCGGCACCGGGGGGAGTGCGGCAAAAGTCCAGGCCAGTGCGGCCCCGACCACCTACGATTTTTCGACCAGCTCCAGCACGTTCACGATCACCTGGCAGGGGGTTACCTACCCGGTGTCGCTGGTGGCTAACTACGTCTCGATGTCGGGACTGCTGGCGGCAATCACCGAGGGACTCACGGGTTCCGGCCTGGTTGCGCAGGATAACGGCGGCACCGTACTGATAACCGAGGCGGCCAGTCCTTTCGCGGGTGGGGCGATCACGTCCTCGTCGCTGCCTGCAGTTGTTTTCGGTGATGCCCCGGTTTACACCTCCGGCACGGCATCAACCGGCGGCAGCCCGGCGGTAACGGCGAATGTGACGCTTGCCTATAACAGCGCCACGGGAACGGCCTTTTCCGGCATGCCGGAGGGGGTACAACGGCTTTCACTTGCTCACCGCGGGAATGAGTACCGGATTGTCTCGGCCGACGGCACAACGGCGACGGTGGCGCGCCTGGTTAATGGTGCCGTTGATGAGTCATGGCCGGGATTCACCGCCCGGACGATGATCGACTATGAGGCCACTGGTCTTAACGACACGCTGAGCTGGCTGGGGCCATTCCTGGTTTGCCCTGAAAATGAGACCGTCGATATGTTCGAGGTGAATTTCTCCTTCCCGAACGGCATCTGTGGCTTTGACAGCAAGGGGAAAAAACGTATTCGCCATGTTGAGTGGGAGATTCAGTATCGCGTCTACGGTTCCGGATCGGGGTGGGTGAGTCACCAGGGAGAGTACGCGCTTAAAAACGTCAACGGGTTAGGTTTCACTGAGCGGATCACTCTCAGCTCTCCGGGGCTGGTAGAAGTTCGCTGCCGTCGGCGCAATGAGCAGGGAAGTAATAACGCGCGCGATTCGATGTACTGGCAGGCACTGCGCGGGCGACTGCTGACGCGCCCTTCATCCTATCCCGGTGTGTCGCTGATGGCGGTGACCGTTGAGACGGGGGGCAAATTGGCGGCTCAGTCGGACCGCCGCGTAAACGTTGTGGCCACGCGGGCCTATGACTCAGGAACGGCCAGAACCATTTCTGGGGCGCTGCTGCATGTCGGGAACTCGCTGGGACTGGAGATGGATGTCGACACCATCAACGTGCTGGAGTCTGCATACTGGACGCCACGCGGCGAGTATTTCGACTTTGCTACCGGCGACAGTATCTCAGCGCTGGAAATGCTGCAGAAGATAGCCAATGCCGGGAAGTCACGTTTTCTGCTGAGTGATGGCCTGGCGACGGTCAACCGTGAGGGGATTAAGCCCTGGACTGGCGTGATCACTCCGCATGAGATGGTGGAGGAGCTGCAGAGCGGATTTACGGTGCCGTCCGACGATGATTTTGATGGCGTCGACGTGACGTACATCAACGGGACTACCTGGGCAGAGGAGACCGTTAAATGCCGGACGCCAGACAATCCCACGCCGGTGAAAATCGAGGCCTACAAACTCGATGGGGTACTGAGTCGGGATCACGCCTACCAGATCGGCATGCGTCGCCTGATGAAATACCTGCAGCAGCGGGTGACGTTCCAGACCACTACCGAGCTGGACGCGCTGTGCTACAACACGGGCGATCGCATCGTGCTCACGGATGATATCCCGGGTAACAACACGATTTCCTGTCTGGTGGAGGCGATGACAACGGCTGGTGGCGTGACAACGTTCACCGTTACGGAGCCGCTGGACTGGTCTTTCGAAAATCCCCGAGCGCTGATCCGCTATCAGGATGGCTCTGCATCCGGGCTGATGGTGGCGAGCAGGGTGGGTGATTTTCAGCTGTCAGTCCCGCACCTGAGCGAGTTTGATGACCCGATGAAGGTTGACCTGTCGTCGGCAACCATCGAGCCGATCCGCCTGGTGTTCTGCGGCTCAACGCGCCACGTCTACGACGCCATTGTAGAGGAGATCGCTCCGCAGTCTGACGGAACCTGCCAGGTCACCGCAAAAGAATACCTCGAATCGTTCTATGCCTATGACGACGCCACATACCCCGGCGACGTCGCTTAATACCAAAAAAATCCCTTTCAACTTTTCTTTCGCTCAAACCCTCGTTTGCGCGAACGCCTTCTTTGGAGCAAAAAAACATGGCCTTTGATCCGCCTCTTGGGAGCACGTCGCCCGCGGTGCTGCTCGATAACGCCACTCGCCTGGATAATTTGCTGAATAGCCTGGCACTGGTCTTCCCTGACCGCTCCGGGGCTGATCTGGATACCTGGCGAGGTATCATGTCGCGGATTTCGAATACGCTGGACGATATCCGGCGCAATCTGGTTCCGTTGAGCCGTCAGTATATGACCCTCCCGGAAGCGCAGGCGGATATCGCGAACATTCCGCCCGGCTCTGCGACGTTCGTTCGTAGCACAGCCGACGATGCTCTCGCAGATGAATACATCAATATCAGCGGCACACTCACCGCGACCGGCAGGCGTATGCCCTCCGATATTGTGGTCAGTAAATTGATCCCTCTGGTTGCGCTGTCTGAAACCACGACGTTCAGGACGATGACAGAATTAAACGATGAATACGATTCTGTTGTGGTGGATAGCGAATACAACATTCTGATCGCGCTGAAAAACGGCTTATTTGATTTCTGTGGCCTGTCCGTTAACGGGAAAAGTATTAATCCTGCCGGTATCCTGGGAACGATGGATAAAACAAACCTCGAAGTGCTCAGCGGCACAACGGAATTCAGCTCCGCATCGGGTGAGTATGAGCTGAACCCCGCGAGATATGTCATCCTGGACGAAGATAAAAACATTCAGTTTGATCTGGATGAGTACATACAGCGATCCATCGGATGGCAACAGGCTTATCTGTTTTCTTTACAACCGCCTAAAGTTAACCCCTATGCACCATTCTCGCAGCTCGACGCCAGCGGGAAATCACAGGTTCGCGTTTATGATACTGAGAATAAGAAAGAAATCGCCGTAACATCAGGGAGCAGCAACGAAACGAATCCCCGGCCGGATATTCTAAACCGGATCGTATGGACGTCAGACAGAGCCGACAATGCACCCGGCGGGTTGTTTTATGCCGAGGGCCCAGGCTTTAAAGAATATCCCTATATCGCCAGGCAAAAACTGGTTGGATGGGGTCACAGCTTCATGGAGAACGGCCGCTTTCTTTCACGGCTCGCCCAGCTGACAGGCCTTTATACCTACAACTTTGGCAAGTCTGGACTGACATCTGAAGGTATCGCCAGCCGCCAGGGAGCTGCCCGAACGTTTTACACTCCTGCTGGCGGTGTCATCCCCGCATCTGGTGCAGTGACGTTAAGCCCTGCCAAACCAGGCCCAAATCGCATTTTTGGTAATGCTGCCGCCACCAGTATTGCCTGCTCCTTTGCGGGTATTGACGGGATGTTTGGCTGGGACGGGACGAATGCGACGTTTACCAGGACTGCGGCAGGCGCTGCGGTGACAGTCAGTGTGCCCACTCCGGTGATCGTTTATCCGATAACAGGGTTTTCAGTAACAAACGGCGCGCCGGGCGGAACCCGGTACGATCAGCATGATGAGTGTATTAATATTTTCTGGCTGGGTCGAAATAACATTTCTGAAATTGATTTGATAATCAGCAACGCGCAGGCGATGGTGTCATGGCTTAAATCGGTAGGAAAGCGCTTTGTGATATTGCCTGATTTTCCTGGTGGGACTGAGCCAACGGGTTCAACCAATAATAATTACGTACGTATTTTAAATAACTTATATAAGCAGAATTTTCCAGATAATTATTGCCAGATTAATGGTATCGATCTGCTGCAAAACTTTATGAATCATTATAATCCGACGTCGCCAGGAGATGTCGAAGATATCAATAATGGCGTAACACCGAGATCGTTACGTTACGACAATTTGCACCCCAGCCAGAGTATATCTGGTTCAGTCACACCAGAGTATGCGCTGTATGCAGGAGCTGATGTTAATGCCGAGTTCGTTTACAACTTTATGAAATTAAAAGGGTGGGTATTGTAATGAGCGGAAGAATTGAGGTGTTAAAGGGAGTGGTTAACGATACCGGGAAGAAATTTTATCGCGATAAAAGCATTAACAAAGGTACCCGTAGCGTATTTGATATGGCCGTCGACACAATGGGAGGAGGTAAAGATTTAGCTGCTGGAGCGATAATCCACGATCTAACCTATAACGATCACACCGGGGCGTTTTCTCTGGCTAAAACCTACAGCGCAGCAAACAAAGGCATGGTGTTCGCTGGCGTAAAAAACGACGGGTTTGATCTGGATGCCGCCAGCTGCATGAAAGTCAGCGATACGCACTGGCTGTTTATGGCCTGGGTAAAAGTTACGAAAGCCGGGTCTCTGTCCACTTTCAACAACCAGCTCCTGCATTTTTCCACTACCGAAACAAACGGCTATGCGAATGCGCTTTTATCAGTTGTGCCGACGACCGATGCAACCGGACAACCGACTAAAATAGAGCTGGCCGTACGCGGTAAAAACTACGTAGTGACCAGCAATCTGCTCCCTCTGTTTGATGGTGGGCGGCATCAGTTCGCCGTTGAATGCGAGTTCAGCGCGGATGGCACACAGCATACTGTTCGCGCCTATATCGATAAGGTGGTGGTGTTCACCTCAACATCTGCGCTGGCGGCGACACCACCCGGAGAGCCCACGACGCGGCGGGTTGGAACGAGCAATCCGTTTCCGTTGTCCTGGACAGGTATGCTGTATCGCGCACGGGTTGATGATGTCGGTACATCCGGCCTGACAGCCACCGATATACTGACAGCCGATTACAACCTGTGCGCTTCCAGATTCAGCTAATTACGGAAATATTTTCATCCATCCCCCGGTTTATTCCGGGGAGTTTGACCGCTTTGAGTGACTAATGATAAAGATTACCGGCTATCGAAGGCGATAGCCGGTATCGCAAGGTTAAACGAGATATTGATTAGCTAACGTCACCGCCTGGGCGATCAAATCAGTCGCAACAGTTGTTTTCCCGGTGAGATTAACCAGCATAGGGCGCCCAATTTTAATGTTGCCCCACGGACCGTATATCGTGGCGGGGTAACTACCAATCCGCGGTAAATTGGTCGGCTGAGGCACCACACTATCCCAGGCGTTATTCGTTGCCGTGGCCACCAGGATGTTATCGACGTAAATTCGCGTTACCAGCACGCCCGGGGTGGTCTCTCCATCTGCGTATACGGACACCACGTGCACATTTCCATCAGTCAGGAGCGCTAATTGTGCCGAGGCTGAAACAGCTGCTGACCCCATCATAGCCCCCTGAACTGACTGCAGGTTTCCCGACGTGTTGATCAGCGCCCAGATAGCAAAATTGATATTCGCTGCAGCCGTACTGTTGAGTCTCCCGAACAGGTTGACTGAACGGTTTGCTGCCGGTGCGCCATATCCGGAGGCGGGCAGTTTTACCGCGACGCTCGCCAGAGCCCGTTTACAGCCCGCTGGTAATGAAAATTCAGCTGTTGGCAGCAGAACGTAATCATTAGTGTTTTCTGCCGCGCCGGTGAATTTCAGCATACCTGTTTCCAGCGTATGCGAGTTAGGACCGTTTGTCGCATTGGTCCCGCCGCTCACCAGGTTGAGGAGGTTTGCGTACGCCGCTACAGGCGTTCCTGAGTCGTAGCAAATCTCGTTGCTGAAATCGAGCAGGCCCAGCGTCGCGCCTCGAATAATGGCCGGGTCGTTTTCAAGATACACGGGATTTGCCCCGCTGCTGATCGGCGATGAATCCGATTTCAAAAAAATAGCCATTAGTTATCCTCTTCTCTGGCGGGTTTGATATCCCAGTTCGGCGTAAACGCCATACCCTGTAGCGTTAGGATGTCGGTTATCGTTTCGCAATGATGACGGTACGATGTCATTACCAAAATCGATGACATCCTGTGCAATTGACGCGTTGTATCTGGAAACAAGCTCTTCGCGCAAATCGCGGCCATTGCTGCCCCTGACGTAGTAGCCTGGATATTTTTGAGATAAATACTGGTTAACTTCGAGGATGCGCTGATACCGTATCCCGCCAAGAAATTCCACTGGCGGGTAGTTACAGGTATTAATGCCGTAAACCAGTATGGGGCGACCAGATTTTTCAGCCTGGTTGACCAGCGCATCGATATTGGTCTTGATAGCCGCAACATCGGCGTCGTAATCGGCGGCTGTCGTGGCGCCATTCTGAAAATCATTGATGCCCACGCAAATCCACATCTCGCTGTCAGAGTGATCCTGCATCGCATACTCTGGCACAAACAACGAACCAGGAAGGCAGCGGAAACCGGAACCGCTCAGTGCTGTCAGGTTGTAGGTTTCAACGCCACCTGAAGAGGTACGCGTGACCCGGCATTTGATACCCGAGATCCAGCCATCCAGCGTGTAGGTGGTGGTGTTTGATGGCGTGGACAGGAAGCGAACATCCTGGCTGGGATAAGCTGGCTCTGCAGTGGCGCTAACGCCATTAATCTGGGTGATCGCGACTGAACCGCCAGATGCCGGGATTAAATCTCCATTCACGGTCAGGTAAATGGGTTTCGCCCCCATGCGCATTGCCACCTGCCCGGATTTTTGCCCGCCAATACTGTAATTGGTTGCAACGAATCCATTACCAATCAGCGCCGCTAACTGATCGGGGAACGAATAACCTGCAGGGGCGCCTGTCCCGGCGCCGGTACTGTCGCCTGCGGTATGGGATTTGTTGATAACAATACCGCCGCTGTTTTCGACAGCTTCCAGCCTGGAAAAAATATCTCCTCCACGGTCGCCGCCACCCCCGAATATCGGGCGATTATCTGACTCACGAAACACCACCCCGACCTGGCCATTCTTCGCGACAATCCCACCCCAGTATCCCGACCGCCTGCCAATATTTGCAACCTGCTCATCAGTTGTGACAGCGAATAATTTTACAAACATTGTTGACGTTATTTTATTGAAAATAGTTGGCACAGAGAGCCCGTCGGCCCCATTGGCTACAACAAGAAAACTGGAATTGATATTTACGGTTGCCATTCCGGAGGCAATGTCAGCAAATGGTGTTAACGATGAGGTCAGCGCGGACAGCGCCCCATACTTCCCGAATATCGGTTCGTTGTCGCTGGTGCGGAAAGAAACACCAATAGTCCCGTCAGCAGCGACAATGCCACCCCAGTAAGAAGACCTGTCGATATTGGGTGTGCGGTTTTTAATTTCGTCAATATAAAGCTTGGACACCATAACGCGGCCAGTTGGCTCCAGCGTCCCGCCTACATTCATGACTTCAATAGCCAGACGCAGATCATCGGGGCTGCGGTAGTAAGTGGAACTGCCCTCTGGGATATTCGTAATATCAGCCTGTGCCGCCTCAAACGTCATGTACTGCTTGCCGAGGGGGATCAGGTTCTGGCGCGTTTCATCCACAAGTGCGGCGTTGTCTTCCTGCATTTTCCGCCAGGAGTCCAGCGGTTCACCGGCGCGATCGGGAACAGTAGCCGCAGGCCCGTTCGCCAGCTCATCGATTCGCTTTGCATTATCGAGCAGCACCTCCGGAGAAGTGCTCCCCAACGGCGGATTAAAGGCCATAGTTTTTGCTCCAAAAAAGAGGTTTCGCCCAAACGAGGGTTTGAGCGAAAGAGCGGAGCTTTTTACAATCAGCAATTTCAAAGGGTTACAACATGCTGATTGGCTATGCACGCGTCTCTACAGGGGATCAAAACCTCGATTTACAGAAAAACGCGCTGATCCGCGCAGAATGTGAGCTGGTATTTGAGGATATGGCCAGCGGGAAAAATGCCCGGCGGCCAGGGTTAAAGCGCGCCTTACGGCGGCTGCGACCGGGCGACGTGCTGGTGGTCTGGAAACTGGACCGGCTTGGCCGCAGCGTGCGCGATCTGATTACGCTCGTGTCGGAGCTGCAGGCGCGCGGGGTGAATTTCCGCAGCCTGACCGACTCGATTGACACTTCGACGCCAGCAGGCCGCTTTTTCTTCCACGTCATGAGCGCCCTGGCGGAGATGGAGCGCGAGCTGATAGTGGAGCGTACCCGAGCCGGTTTAGCCGCAGCGAGGGAGCAGGGGAGAGTCGGCGGACGCCGCCGGGTAATGACCACTGAGGTTGTGGAGCGGTGCCGCAGGATGCTGGATACGGGCGCTACGCGGCAGCAGGTAGCCGATGTGATAGGTGTAGACGTGAAAACTATCTATAGGTACCTGCCTGCTTCTGAATAATCATTATGTTGCGTCTGTGCAGATCATTGATAGCCACTGCCAATATTGATCTGCTGCACACATGCATTTACTGTATTTATATACAGTATGTTTGATAGGGGGAAGTATGCCGCGTTTATACGAAATCGAGACGGCGTGCCGGAACGCAATAGATATCCTGCCTAACGGAAAGCGCATCCTCACCACCAGGCGATTTCTGCAGGAACTGGAGAGATATAACTGGCACTGGTCACCGCGCCAGGCTAACCAGTGGATAGAGCACTACGTGACAACATTCCGCGACGTTTCAACTCAGGAAGGTGACGATCGCACGTTCCAGCTTTACAACCCGAATGGAGGGCTGTAATCGTGGGCTTTCCATCGCCAGCAGCAGACTATGTGGAAGGGCGACTGACCGTCGATAAACTCTGCGGTACCGGCCCTAATACTCGGATCGTGCAAACAGAAACCGGTTACGCCGTGGTTGATTTCTCCGTTAAACCAAAGCAGCAGGACACGGTATTGATCCAGTACTCCGGCGGTACAGATTTTGCAAAAGTCATGGGCCGCGCATTTATTACAAGAGACGGTGAGGCGCTGGAAGGCGAAGCACTCGACGACGTGGTAGTGTTAGGAATAGTGACATTCGTTATTACCCGGATAGGGAAGGATGATGATGAGTGTCCGGTGATGTGA